CGCCGTTCATCGCCCTCCGCCCGCATGCGCCCAAGCGCAACGCGTCGCGCAGCATTATATGCGTCCTTAATCCTTTGGTCCAAAGGAGGCACATTGTGCTGGGCCGCCGCGGAGTCCACGTCAACCACCGGTGGGGCGTTGATCTTATGGGCTTCCGGCAGCACTGGGGCATTGAGGACCTCCAATTCTGGAGCATCGTCGGCCCATTGCCCTTTCTTGCCTTCCTCTTCTTCAGGGGCGAAGAACGCCGCGAACTCATCAGCGGCACTCCTGAGCTTTTGTACGGCCACAGGAGGAGGAACCTGCGCGCCAAACCCGGGGGGTGCAACTCCCTCGATCTGCGCGCCCATCGGCATATACATACCGATCACATAGCTCCTGGTAGGGAAACTATCATCCGCGAATACGACTTCGGTGCCGACGCCTCCAAGCGCCTCAACATCCGACTCGTTGCTCAGCTCTCCTTCGAAGGTCGTGGCTGGCCGGATTCCCGACTCGGCCATCCGCACATACTGGTCCCGGGCCAATTCGTACAGCTCGGGGTGCCAGTAGAGGGAGGTCACTGCAAGACCACGAGCGCGTTCCATCCACGCTCGTTGGCCCTCCAGTCCCGCCTGGTTCTTCTTCGGGGTTATGCACTGAACGACAGCCTTCTTGAGGGACACCACCGGAATATAGTGCCCCTTGTACAGCTGCAAGTGCTTTCCCAAGAACTCCCACGGGTACGTCTCTTGATACGGGAGAAAAGGCTCCCACTCAAACGGCTTGAAACGCAACCCGTAGAGCTCACCGCAGGTCTTTGCTGCCGCGGTGAACGCGTCGACATTGTTCTCCCCGAGCTTCGCCATCTCGGCACGAACCCGAGACAAGAGGAAAGCAAACGCGACTTGATCAGCTTCGGCTGTTCCAGGGTGGCCCGAGTGTATCTGATTGGTTGACTTGAACGCCAAAGGGCCCGTCAACACAATCATCTGTGTGAACACTCCTGCCACCGCCGCCCGCCGAACGACGTCCCATCCGGGCGTCATCTTCTTCGCCATAACCGACGCAGTATGGTGCGCGAACATGACGGAGATAGGCATTCCACAGCTCATGTCCATATGCTTGACATCAGCCGCGCCTACCCACACATTTCCGTCATCGTCCACCAGAACCCATATGCCGTCGTCTGAATAACCGATGGCGTAGATCCCGGGTGGCTGTTTTGAAGCCCAGTCCACCCAGTTGTAGAGGCGATCTCCTCCTCCACCATTCCATCTAAACCCGTGCGCGTTACACGACGCCGGGTCTTCCCAAAAACCTTTGAGAGCCTTCGAATAGGCCTGCAGAACACACGAGTAGATAAGCCCGAGCGCACCATTAATTGCGTAGTACACTCGAATCTTCCTACCCCAGTCCGCCTGCTCATATCGATCGAGCTTGTTCTTCGCGATGGCCATAAACTCCCCGGGGTTCATGGCAATGTACCGAGCAAACCCTTTTGAGGTCATAAGCTCGAAGTACTCCATTGCATCGTGGATTAGCTCAGGTATGACTAGACCCTTCTTCTTCTGGTACGGGAACCCAGACGTGGCCGCAGGATTAATTTGTACATCCTGGAGAAGTTCAATAAGCGTGGCCTTATTGAAATCAGGGACTAGCTCCCCATTCCAGGGGAGCAGAAGATTCACATCTTCCTTCATCTTCTCTGTGACCTCCCAGTAGGGGGCCGGAGCTGATTTCCCCTCTTTCAGCCGCGCATACCAGCC